GTGAATTTAGGGATGTGGACGTACCGGGCGGTGCCATCCGTGACTCGATTACGTTTATCCCTTACAAAGAGCCATCAAGCGTATTGTACTCTTTACTTGGAAATATTGTCGAAGAGGGACGCCGAATTGGCTCAGTCGCAGACATCCAAGTAGGGGATATGAACGCACAGGCACCCGTGGGCACAACTCTTGCCCTCTTGGAGCGGTCGATGAAAGTGATGTCTGGTGTACAGGCCCGCCTTCATGCTGCCATGAAAAAAGAGTTACGACTTCTTGCTAAGATTGTCCACGATTACATGCCCGATGAGTATGTATATGAAGTTGACGGAGACTTCAGTAGAACGGCTGATTTTGACAAACGTATAGACGTTATACCTGTATCCGACCCTAACGCCGCTACTATGGCGCAGCGGATTATGCAGTATCAAGCCGCGTTACAGTTGGCTCAACAGGCCCCGCAACTATACGATATGGGTAAGTTGCATAGGCAGATGCTTGAGGTTCTTGGTATTCAAGACGCGGGTGATTTAATTAAGCTTCCAGAAGATATTAAACCTTCTGACCCTGTCACTGAGAATATGATGATTCTTAAACAGGAGCCAGTTAAGGCGTTTAAATACCAAGATCACGAAGCGCATATAGCGGTTCATATGGCAGCGGCAGAAGATCCTAAACTTTCGCAAATGGTAGGCCAGTCTCCGTTTGCTCAAGTTATACAGCAGGCGATGGCTGCACACATCACAGAACATGTTGCGTTCCAATATCGCAGAGAGATGGAGAAAATGTTGGGTGTTGAGATGCCTGACGAAGATCAACCATTACCAGAAGATGTTGAGGTAGAGATATCTAGGCTTGCTAAAGACGCAGCAGAGAAGCTACTCAAGAAGGATCAGGCAGAGATGTCTCAGCAGCAGGCACAACAACAGCAGCAAGATCCTGTAGTTCAGATGCAGCAACAAGAGCTTCAGCTAAAGGCGCAAGAGCTTCAGCATAAGATGCAACTAGACACGGCTAAACTTCAGCTTGAGGCTGAGAAGATTAAAGCCGCTAATCAAAGAGAGGGGGCCAAGTTGGGAGTTAAGTTGGCTACCGATCTTGATAACTCTCAGCGAGCAGATCAGCAAGCTGGGGCTAAACTTGGGGTAGAAATAGCAAGGGAGCTAAGTAAGGGGGATGGATGATACAGTTGTTGCGTTGATGAAACGTAGCATATCCGAGTCCAAGACGGAGATAGAGCAGTTTTTGGCTGGGGGCCAAGCACAATCTATGGAAGATTACTGTCGTCTTGTAGGGAGATACGAGGCTTTAAAACTAATTGAAGCTGATTTAGTTGATCTGGAAGAAAGAATTATTGCACAATAAGTTCTAGTATTCTATTTCGTAATTGGGGGCTTCGCGGATAGACCGCGCAAGGTTTCTGTGAACCTTAATCACTGCAAGGTATATGCAATGTATAAAGATGAAAAAGTAACTGACGACAAAGTAGCAACTCAGTTGCCAGAACCAAAAGGCTACAAAGTTCTTATTAGCACTGTTGAGGTTAATGAGAAGACTGAAGGCGGAGTGTACATGCCTGACCAACTTAGGCAGGCAGAAGAAACCGCTTCTATTATAGGGTTTGTAATTAAAACTGGCCCTGATGCGTATTCTGATAAAGATAGATTTCCAAACGGAGCCTACTGCAAAGAAGGTGATTTTGTGATCTTTAGATCTTATTCAGGCACGAGGTTTAAGATTCATGGGAAAGAGTTTCGACTTGTAAACGACGATACTGTTGAAGCAGTTGTCGAAGATCCACGGGGGTATACACGGGTATGAATAATTTGGCAGATAAACCAGAGCTTACAGAACAAGATCTTGAAAACGAATCACCTGAAACACAAGATGTTGTGGATGAGTCGTTTGAGATAGAAATATCTGATGATACTCCAGAAGAAGAAAAACCACGTCTAGCAGAAGACAGAGAGCCAGAAGTGCCTTCTGACGATGAGATAGATAAATATTCTGTTGGAGTTCAAAAGCGCATAAACAAGCTAAAGTTTGAAGCGCAGGAGCAAGAACGGCAAAAACTTGAGGCCCATAGGCTACAAGAAGAGGCCCTGCGGTATGCTCAACAGATTAGATCTGAAAACGAACAACTGCGGAAAAATCTTGATGCGGGCGAAGAAACTCTTATTGGGCAGGCTAAAGGACGTATCGAAGCGCAGTTAGACAAGGCTAAATCTGCGTACAAAGCTGCGTATGAGTCTGGTGATCCCGATGCGCTAATAGCCGCGCAAGAGCAGCTAACGACCCTGAAAGTAGAGTCTGATAGGGTAAATAATTACAAACCACAGGTTAGAACCGCGCCGCCGCAGCAGCCGCAATATGCTCAACCTACCCCGCAAGCTAATACACCCGATGCAAAAGCTCTTGAGTGGGGGAAGAAGAACACTTGGTTTGAGAATCCTGAAACTCCTGAGATGACAGGCTTTGCATATGGGGTACATCAAAAGCTTGTACAATCAGGGATTGATCCGAGAAGCGATTCTTATTATGATGAAATAGACAAGGCTATGAAAAAAGCCTTTCCAGATAAGTTTGACGGTGGGCAAATAGAGGAAGAAGCACCCCAACGTCAGGCCGGTTCCGTGGTCGCCGCACCGTCAAGATCGACAAAAAAGCCACGCACAGTGCGATTAACCTCGACGCAAGCCTCTCTCGCCAAGCGGCTTGGTATCTCGAATGAGCAATATGTGGCGCAAATGTTGAAGGATCAATCCAAATGAGTAACAGAACCTCACGCAGTAATGATGACCGCGAAGCGGTCAAACGCAAAGTGTCATGGGAAAGACCGACAATGTTACCGACCCCCGAACCTCGCGCTGGCATTAGCTATCGCTGGATTCGCACCTCTACCTTGGGTACTACGGATAACAAGAACGTTTCTTCCAGATTTCGTGAAGGTTGGACACCTGTTCGTAAAGAGGATCATCCGAACCTTCAAATCGTGTCCGATATTGATTCGAGATTTCAAGACGGCATTGAGGTAGGTGGCTTATTGTTATGTCAAAACGCCATCGAAAAAGTTGAGGCTAGGGTTGAGAAGCAGCTAGACATGGCACAGAGCCAGATGGAAGCGGTTGATAATTCCTATCTGAAACAATCAGACCCTCGTATGCCCGTTCTAAATCCAGAACGGAGCACACGATCTTCATTTGGCAAGTAACCCCTTTGGGGAGCTTGTCGTAACTTAAACTCTAGGAGTATGAGAAAATGGCTACTACAGCAGCTCCCTACGGCTTAAAACCTGTGCGCCGCGCAGACGGAATGCCGTATGCTGGTGCGACCAATCAGTATCTCATTGACCCCGCTGGAGAAGCAACAAACCTGTTTTACGGGCAAGTTGTTATCATTGGGGCTGATGGTTACATCGCACTCGCAACTGGTTCAGGTTCAGACCTGACATCTAACAGCATCTCAGGAACAACAGGCGTTGGTGGTATCGGCGTTTTTGTTGGTTGTGAGTATGTAAATTCTTCAGGCCAACGTGTTCAGGCGCAGTATTATCCATCTGGTACAAACAGTAGCAGCACTGCGATCAAGGCATATGTTGTTGACGATCCAAACGTACTATTCCAAGCCCAGCTTGATGGTACAGGAGCGCAAACAATTATCGGTACAAACACATTCTTTGCAGCAGTACAGTCTACCTCAACTGGTAATACCACGACAGGTAACTCTACATCTGCATTAGACGCTACGGTGAAGACTGCCGCAGCGGCGTTTCGTATCGTTTCACATGTGTCAGATGCTGCTGATGCGTTCCCAGATGTACTTGTAAAGTTCAATCCGGGCGCTCACCAGATGACCAATAACGTAGGCTTATAAGGAGGTTAAATCATGGCTATTTCACGCGCCCAGCTCCTTAAAGAGCTGTTACCGGGTCTGAATGCATTGTTTGGTTTGGAGTACGGCAAGTACGAAGACGAACATTCTGAGATCTATGAAACTGAAACTTCAGAGCGTAGCTTTGAAGAGGAAGTTAAATTATCAGGTTTTGGAGCCGCCCCTGTGAAAGCAGAAGGTGCTTCAATTTCTTATGACAACGCACAGGAATCATTCACTGCGCGTTACAATCATGAGACAGTCGCAATGGGCTTTTCTATCACAGAAGAGGCTATGGAAGACAATCTGTATGATTCGCTTTCTGCTCGTTATACCAAAGCTCTTGCTCGCGGTATGGCATACACAAAGCAAACAAAGGCTGCTTCTTTGTTGAACACAGGCTTCACCACCTTTAACTCAGGTGATGGCGTTACTTTGTTTAGCACAGCGCACCCAACCGTTGAGGGCACTACTAACGCTAACCGCCCTGCAACTGATGCTGACTTGAATGAGACTTCACTTGAGCAAGCTGTTATTGATATTGCTGCGTTCACTGATGAACGTGGTTTGTTGATTGCTGCTCGCCCTCGTAAGCTAATCATTCCACCAGCGTTAATGTTTGTTGCAACTCGCTTGTTGGAAACAACTCTGCGTGTTGGTACAGCAGATAATGATATCAACGCACTTAACTCAAACGGGTCTATCCCAGAGGGTTATGCGGTGAACCACTATCTGACAGACAATGATGCCTTCTTCATCACAACTGATGTGCCTAACGGCATGAAGCATTTTGTCCGTACCGCTATGCAAACAGGCATGGATGGTGACTTTGACACCGGTAACGTGCGCTATAAAGCGCGTGAGCGCTACAGCTTTGGTGTTTCAGACCCATTGGGAATGTACGCTTCTCGCGGAGCATAAAGTATGTTATAAGGAGGGTACTTCATATATTCTCCTTACTTATAACTCAGGGGCAGCTTCGGTTGCCCCTTTCTTTTTGTTTAAATATCTATTACTATAGGTGTATCCCTGACAGACACATGGTGTGTCTGACTAACCCAGACAGGAGATCGACATGGGTACTACTACTTTTTCTGGTCCTATACGGGCTGGCAACATCCGCAACACAACGGGCACTACTGTTGGGTCAGACATAGCAAACGTAGGTTATGTTGTAATGACTCAACAACATGTAATGGATATTTCTGGCGGCGCTGTCGCAGCAGAAGCCACAAATGTGGTAATCCCTGCCAACTCAAAAATCGTAGACATTATCATTGATTTAGAAGTGGCTGCTAACACTACGACGAATATCAGTGTTGGTGATACCGTAGGCGGTGCAGCGACCCTTGTTAATGCTGTTGCTTCTGGAACTACTGTAGGTATTAAGGCGTTAGGCGCTTCTGGCGGTGGTACACTTACATGGAAAAACACTGGTACATCTGATTTGAAATTAACTGCGACCTCAAGTGCAGGTACAAATGCGGGATCAGTTGTTATAACAGTGATGTATGCTCAAGCGTTTAATACGGCTGTTCAGCCGTAAGGAGGCCTAGATGGCTGGTCAAGAAATACGGGCATTTAATGTCGCAACATCAGGATTTAGTGCAGGGGTCGTCGGCCCCGCACGAAGTCGAATACAGGGCGTTTTGGTATATGCCACTAACATCACAGCCTTTACCATTAAGAATGGCTCCGCATCAGGAGACACTCTGTTGGATCTAACTCTTCCAGCGGGATGGAACGATGTGTTCCTTCCTAACGATGGTATACTTGCTGATAATGGTGCTTATGTGTCTGCTCTATCAGGCACTGGTTCAGTGATAACTCTATTACTGGAGTGATGTATGGCTGGTAATGATGTACTATCTATACACTCGCATACCTCAGCGGCACTTGTAAATCGAAGGTGCCGACTAAGAGGTGTGGTTGTGAATACGGCATCTGGAGGTTCAGGTGATGTCGTATTTTATGATAATGCATCCGCAGCATCAGGTACAGTTTTGCTTGAAGTTGATGAAAAGGCTGTAAGCACGGTTGATATAATAATACCGGGAGATGGCATCCTAGCTAAGAACGGAGTGTACGCTTCCCTACCATCAAACGTAAGCGTTACAATATTTTTTGAGTAGGTCATGGCTGAGAAAAAGAAAGGCTCCATGAAGGGGCACAGCATAAAAGGTGGTCATAAACGTCCCACAAAGTCTGGGGCGGGGATGACTAAGAAAGGCGTTGCAAAGTATCGCAGAGATAACCCCGGATCTAAGCTAAAAACGGCTGTCACAGGCACGGTTAAGAAGGGGAGTAAGGATGCAAAGCGGCGCAAGTCTTTCTGCGCCCGTTCCGCTGGACAGATGAAGAAGTTTCCTAAAGCTGCTAAAGATCCTAACAGCAGATTGAGGCAAGCAAGAAAACGGTGGAAATGTTAAATGGCTATTTCTCGTTCCCAGATGGGCAGTCAACTAACAAGTAACAGAACCTCTACAGGTGATGATGCTAAAGACCTTGAGATTATTCGTTTTGGCAAAGGTGGCAAAACAAAGAAGAAATCTAAAAGTCGGGTTAATGAAGCTGGCAATTACACCCAACCAGAGAAGAGAAAGCGTATATTTAATCGTATAAAGGCTGGTGGCAAGGGCGGCAAGCCGGGTCAATGGTCAGCAAGAAAAGCGCAAATGTTGGCGAAGGCTTATAAAAAAGCGGGTGGGGGCTATAGAGGTTAATGGCGCTCAAGAAGTCACAGAAGAGCTTGAAGTCTTGGACAAAGCAGAAGTGGCGAACAAAGTCTGGCAAGCCATCGACGCAAGGGAGCAAGGCTACAGGCGAGCGATATCTTCCTGAGAAGGCTATCAAGTCTTTGACCTCTGCGGAGTACGCCGCTACTACAAAGAAGAAACGCGAGGCCACCAAGAAGGGCAAGCAGGTTGCCAAGCAGCCTAAAAAGATTGCAAAGAAAACCAAACGGTTTAGGAGCGTGGTGACATAATGGCTGTAGTAACCCCCGACATGCCAGAGATCTTTGAGGAAGCCTATGAACGGGCTGGCCTTGAGATGCGTAGTGGGTATGATCTTAAAACTGCACGAAGAAGTTTAAACCTTTTAACATTGGAGTGGCAAAATCGTGGCCTTAATCTCTTCACTATTGAAGCGGGTACGCTCGCTGTTACAGCGGGTACGGCAACGTATACCCTTCCTGCGGATACAATCGACATCATCGAACACCAAATCCGCACAGGAACAGGCACAAACCAAATCGACACCTCGCTCGAAAGAGTCAGTGTCTCGACCTACGCCCAGCAAACCAACAAAAACACGGAAGGTAGGCCGACCCAAATCTACGTCCAAAGGCTCCCGACAGAAACAAAAGTAACCTTGTGGCCTGTTCCTGATAACACAACAACCTATCAAATAGCGTATCATAGGTTAAAGGGTATTGACGGGTTGTCATCTGGCATAGGTACAGAGGTATCATCTGTACCGCCTCGATTTGTTCCATGTTTAGTCGCGGGTATGGCTTACTATATTGCCATGAAAAAGAACCCACAGATGGCTGCTGGGTTAAAACAAGAGTATGAGTTCCAGTTTCAGCTTGCCGCTGGGGAAGATGAAGAGACAGCATCAATTAAGTTTGTCCCGTTTAACACATTTATGACGGGTGCAGGATGAGTTACGCTAGAGGAAAGTACGCTTTTGGTTACTGTGACAAGACAGGGTTCAGGTATCCTTTGGCTGATCTTGTGCCTGAGTTTAACAACGGCGTTAAGACTGGATTCTTGGTAGGCCGTGATGTTGTTGACCCAGACCAACCACAAAACTTTTTGGGTAGAGTAAAGATAAACGATCCCCAGTCTTTGAGAAATCCAAGGCCTGATACGTCTTTGGCTGAAAGTCGCGGATTGTTTGGGTGGAATCCTGTATGGAACGAGCTTCAGTTTATGAAAGCTGAAGTTGGAACTGTTACCGTCGAAACAACATAGGAGTTTAAAATGGCGATGAAGAAAAAAGGCTATGCTAAAGGCGGCGTTGCTAAGAAGATGGCTGGCGGCGCAATGAAAAAGAAAAAGCCCGTGGCAATGAAGTCAGGTGGCAAGATGCCTATGGTCAAAAAGAATGGGAAGAGTGTCCCAGCGTTTGCGGCTGATGGTGTAGGCAAAATGAAAAAAGGTGGCGCTGTTAAAAAGAAAATGGGTGGCGCTATGATGATGAAGAAAAAGGGCTACGCGAAAGGCGGGGCTATGAAGAAAAAAGGTTATGCAAAAGGCGGTAAGACTAAAAAGTAAAGTCAACTTGGGGGGATAGATTGGCTTATTTGCAAAGTAACATACCGCACTTCAAGTGTTGGGTTCGCCGTGAGTATACTCACAACCATGAACAATACCACGGCGAGTTCTTACACGCGATGGCAATAGCGGTAACGACAATGCCAAATAGATGCTTGAGCTTTCAAGTTATCTTTACGGGATGCGAAGCGGATGAAGATGAAGAAGAGAACGTACATGGTGGCGCAATGTGGGCGAGAATGCCTATAACCGCTCTTGTAGCCGATGAGCCGCTCAATGAGTGGCCTTCTGCTATGGCTGTGCATGATGCCCAGCCTTGGGACTGTTCGTCCTACAACCATGCTGTGTACGTCTTGGACAGGGCAACACCATGTCCTTGGTTGGCAAAGATAGATGGGAATATGTATCCTGCGAAGTATATGTTCACCGTTGATTATTCGGAAGGTGAGATAGCGGATGACCCAGCGCAACATAAGCAAAGCCATGTTATGCAGCTTTTAGACGCTGGGGAATGGACTGGTAATGTGGTGGCACTGCCTAACAATCGTGTAAGGGTTACTCATCCTGCGTGGTTTGAGACTGGTACTGGTGCCCCAGACTTCAAGCCATCTCAACATATACACTATTCAAAATCCGATTTAGACTATACTATGGATGTCAACAAAATATTCGATAACCTGTACCAAGAGGAGAGTTAAAATGGGCGTTGAGGATGTTAAACCGAAAGCACGACCAAAAGACCTTGAAAAAGCGGCGAAGAAAAAACGTATGGCTGAAGAAAATCGTACAAAAAAAAGAATTATAAAAGAAGCTGTTCGCAGAAGAACTAGAGATCACAATACGGAACCCAAACAAGACATTAAAAGCGCACTAGGCTTGGCTAGTGGTGGCAAGGTGTGCCGTGGCATGGGCGCTGCCACTCAAGGTGGCAAGTTTAGAATATCCTAAAGGAAAGTTCAAATGAACTATTCAGAATTAACAGCAGCTATACAGGCTTACACGGAGAATGATGAGACAACTTTTGTCGCTGAAATTCCTACGTTTGTTCGTCAGGCAGAAGAGAAAATACATAGAACTGTGTTAATTCCTGAACTCCGCAAGAATGTTACGGCGAACATGACCCAGCAGGTTAGGTTCATAGCTAGGCCATCAGACTTCTTGGCACCCTTTTCTATGGCAGTTATAGATGGCGATGGAGACTATCACTTCCTTCTCAACAAAGATGTTAATTTTGTTAGAGAGGCGTATCCATCAAAGACATCATATTCCAGACCTAAGTATTACGCTGAGTTTGATGGTGACTTCACATCAACTAACTCTTCTGGAAACTTTATATTAGGCCCAACCCCAGATGCCGCATATGAAGTTCAATTGCACTATTATTACGATCCACCGTCTATAGTTACATCATCAACATCTTGGCTTGGTGATAATGCAGAGGTTGCTTTGTTGTACGGGTCTCTTGTAGAAGCTTACATATTCATGAAGGGTGATGCTGATTTGCTTGCTCAGTATGAAGAAAAGTACCAAGAAGCGTTAAAGCGACTTATGATTTTAGGTGAGGGTAGACTGAAGCGCGATAGTTATCGCAGCGAACCAAGGCTGGAGCTATAAATGTTTAGTGTGAAGGTAGATGTACCTCAAAGCGAATCTATTGTTGGAGTACAAACAACCCATAATCGTGGGTTTACACCTGAAGAGATATCAAAGGACTGTGTGGGTAAACTGATAAGTGTATCTGATTCAACACACCCTGCGATTAGAGATCAGGCAAATGCCTACAAGGCAGAAATGGAACGCACTGTTGCCTACTACATGCGTCAAGCTATTCGCAGTGATCGTACAACTGTGTATAACGCCCTTATAGATGCAGGGCATCCGAAACTTGCTGAACTTATAAGGAGACTTTAAAATGGCTTTCAGCGGAAACTTTATGTGTACCTCTTTTA